CATGCAAGTTAGCATTACAACTGAATCTTGCAGGGCTGAGACTATTCCGGTTCTTGGCGTTAGGATTAATGACTGCGATGAAATGGCCGCAACTCGTCGCGCCATAGTTTGCGCAGCCGCAGTGGTGGGCGAGAGAATGCCATGAAACAGCAATCAGAGATGGAAAAGATAGCAACTCGCCGGATTGCCAAGGCGATAATAGAACTGGCCGAGATTGAAGGGTGGCGAAAGCTGAAAGATGAATCGGAAGTTGCCGCAAAGGTGAGCCAAGCGGTGGCGAGGCACTCAAGCCAGCATGGGATTCACCCGTTGTTTATCAAGTCAAGCATCATGCGAATTCAGCGAGGCATGGAATGACTGATTCATCATCGCCTTGGCTAAAGTTGTTTGCAAAAGAACGAGCGAGAGAGAGGCGGAGGAGGAAGCGAGATGGCAACAAACCTGATAATAGACACCAGAGACCTCGATGATTTGAATGCCTGCATCAAAACGATGCTGGAACTTGGGCCGGTGTCGGTGCAGTTGAAGTCGCACACAAAACGGAGCCTTAGTCAAAATGCGCTTGCCCATAAATGGTTTGGCGAGTTGAGCGCATGGCTTGTCAGCAAAGGTAAGGATTTTGCAACTCCTGAGTGGGTCAAGGCGGCCATGAAATCGACATTCCTTGGTTATGTTGAGGTGATTGATACTGACGTGATTACTGGCAAGAAAACATCACGCCAAGAGCTGCGTCACACATCATCGCTAGACACCGGAGAGATGAAGCTGTTCATGGATATGGTCTATGGTTGGGCGCTTGACAGAGGGGTGATGTTGACGATTCCCGATAATTCTGAGTACAGGCAGTTGTGCAACTTGGAGGATGGGATAGATGGCTAACAAGAAAAAACGCTGCAAGTGCTGCGGAGATTACGGAGAGGTGTCAGAAGGGGTGCAAACTCCAAATGGATTCTTCATTGATTATTCGCACGCAATCAAGCACAGCATAGACGCATCTAGAAAGCGCTCAGAGCGATTGAGATTGAAGGCGCTACGAGTGCATGAGCAAGAGGCAAAGAATGCGGCAAAACGCGATAGAGAGCGCAAGATGGAGGTTAAGCCGCTTAGTTACTGGATGAAGCGAGCGCAAAACGTTGTGAATAGATATGTGAGGGTTAGGGATGCGAATCTCCCCTGCATAAGCTGCGGAAGGCCGCCTGAATGGGGCGGGCAATGGCACGCGTCACACTTTAGGAGCGTTGGCGCAGCGTCAAATCTTAGATTCAACCTAAAAAACATACATAAATCATGCTCAATCTGTAACTCGCACTTGAGTGGAAATATAATGCATTACAGGCCTGCGCTCATAGAAAAAATAGGTTATAGTGAGGTTGAAAGGCTGGAGTCTGATAACTCGATCAAAAAATATTCAGTTGAATATCTAAAAAAAATTGAACGAGTCTTCAAGAAAAAGATAGCCTTAATCGAGACAAGAAGAGGGTGATGCTATGTGTCCAAAAAGAACAGTAAGCGCAGAAGATGCTAGAGGGCTTTTGTCATATGACGCAAAGTCCGGGAAGCTTTATTGGAAATCAGAGGCGCGGTGCGGGTTCAAAAAATCAGTTGTAATGCATAGGGCTGGAGATGAGGCTGGGACTGCAAGAAAATCTGATGGGAGGATTGTCATAAGGCTTAATGGCGCTCTGTATCTAAGATATAGAGTCGCATGGCTGATTGAGAATGGTGCATGGCCTGATGGTGAGATAGATCACATTGATGGAAATGGCACCAATGACAGGATTTCTAATCTTCGGATTGCAGATCGAAGAACAAACCAAGAAAACAGAAGGAGATCTCAGAGTGGAAAGCAATCAAGTAGATACCTTGGTGTTTATGCAAATAAAAAAGGGCGCAGCAAGCCATGGCGGGCAGCCATAAGCTCAGATGGCAGGCAATTCTATCTTGGCGCATTCGACAATGAAAAGGACGCGCATGAAGCATATCTTGAGGCCAAGAGAAGGCTGCATGATGGATGCACTATCTGATGAACCAAAGCGATACTGCAAAGAGGATTATCAGGCCATCGAGGCAGAGTACAAAGCCAAGCTGAAAGAGTTGCAATCGAATGCTTGCCAATAATGATTGGCTGTAATAGTATCCTGCTATCAACAAAGGAGAAGCGTATGAACACAGTGAAGATAAAAATGCTGGCACAGCAAGTTAGCGACGCAGCACAGGCAATAATGGCTCTTGAATGCGTTTGCAATGAAGAGGCTTGCGGATACCTGATTAGTGTACACAAGGAGCAATTGAAGAAGTACGCGGAGGCGCTGCATGAAGAAATCAACCGCGTGGCGTGAAGATAGGGTTGAGATGTTCGGGACATGGGTTAGCAAGACTGGGGCTCTGGTGTACGAGCTTCTATCCCAAGGCAAGACCATGAGAGAGGTTAGCGACCTCACTGGGGTAGCCATGGGGTCGATGTCTGGATACATGGAGCGAGCAAAGAAATATGGTGTCATAGGAGCAAGAAAGAAAATGGATGTAATTGCAACAGATGCAGAAGGGAATGAGTATCGCTTCACCAGCGAGAAGCAAATCAAGGCTAACCTTTACAGCTACTCGTCAGTTAGGCGGGCTTGCCTTGAGGGTCGCGTTTACTGCGGAATGACATGGAGGTTCGGAACCGAGCATGGGCATAGAGTCAACTGGCGTGGTCATATGGTAACTCGCCGCACAGCAAGGTTTTATGATGCCTGCATGAATGCCGATATGAAGTATGGTGACATCAGTCGGATAGGGGCTGAGTGTGGCATGAACAAGCACTCGGCTTTAGCTGCATATAGACATCTGTACCGATGGGGATTCGCAAAAAGGATATGTCCAAGCTACAAAGTGATTGGCAAATCCGACAGGCTTGGTATAGTTGAATTTGATTCCATTGATGATGCAGAGATAGCTGGATTTAACGCAAGGTCAATCAGGGATTGTTTCATAGGCAGGCAGAAAACACATGCAGGTTACACATGGGAGAAAATAACGGATGCTGAAGATAGACAGAAGACCAGGGGAAAAGCTGCGATTGCGCGGCAAGGTGTATGGGACGCTCACGGTTCAATTGTGCAACAAGGAGATGCGCTCAATCTACGGAACTAGCGTTGTTGTGCGCCTTGAGGCAAAGAACCAAGGGCAGACGTTTATTCCTGTGTATGACGACAAATGGAACAAGTACGGTGACATTGAAATGAAGCAGTCGGGCGATGGAGTTATGTTTTTGATTCACTCCAATCCGGAAGAGTTGCAGGTACTCAGGGCAGAATTGATCGGGGGCGTGAAAGATGACTGAATACGAAATCAATGCGCGATACACCGTGGCTTTTGTCAACTCGCTTCAAGTTGAAGATGGCGGCAGGCACACGGTGAGCAAGTCAGATGCAGATAGGCTGGAATCACTTCACACAGGAAAGCCAATTGCAGCAGTGAAAGGCAATCTGTGGATTGAGGTCGAGTCGGTTGTTGATGGCGAGGTGATTGGTAAAAAACTGGAGGTTGTGTGATGCTTGAATACAGAAAGGAAGGGGATATTGTATTGGCTAATGGTGATAACTTTGAGTTCAGGCGAGTTATGGATAAGTGCAAATTCAAGTTTACTGGAAAGGTGGCGTCTCGAAGGCAATTGCGAGATGCTGTAAAGGCGATAGAGAAAGCATGTAAATGAGCCCCGCAAAGGGGCTTTTTTGTGCCTGTGTTTTGGTATGATGTAACAGTTAAACAATCATGAGAAGTTGAGGTGGATATGGGGTTGACAACAAAGCAGGAGCTATTTGTATCTGCGTATTGCTCGAATGGATTTAACGCAACTCAGGCGGCAATCGAGGCCGGGTATAGTGAAAATTGTGCCGGAGCAATAGGTGGTGAAAACTTACAAAAACCTGAAATAGTAGAGGCAATCGACAAATACAAGCTATCAATCAAGAAGCGCCACGGAATCACCATAGAATCGCTCCTGAAGGAGTTGGAGGAGGCAAGAGAGGTTGCCCTATCTGCGGAAACACCTCAATCGTCAGCGGCCATTGCGGCTACTATGGGCAAGGCTAAATTAACTGGTTTGGATAAGCACATTGTCGAAGTGTCTGGGCCTGAAGGTTCCGCAATCCAGATTCAGGAGTTGAGCCGCAAAGACTTCAAAGAGCTGCTGAAGAAGATCGAGGAAAAGGATGACTGCTGATGACCTGCTAGCCATTGGTGAGACTCCAGGAAGGGCTGAGTTGTGCGAGCGCGATCCGCTTTACTTCATGCGTTATTTCTTCAAGCAGCGAATGGGGAGGAAGATGATCGTCGCGCCTCACCATGAGGTAATCATGCGAACGATGAAGCGCGTCATGGACGGTGAAATAAGCCGCCTAATCATAAACGTACCCCCTGGTTACAGTAAGACAGAGCTTTGCACCATCAACATGATGGCGTATGGCCTCGCCATAAATCCACGCGCCAAGTTCCTGCATCTATCCTACTCTCACTCGCTGGCATTGTTGAATAGCTCGACGGCTCGCGGTATCGTGAAGTCTCCAGCATTTCAGGCAATGTGGCCTGTTGAGCTGAAGGATGATGCTGACTCTAAAGCTATGTGGTGGACTGAGCAAGGTGGCGGGGTTTATGCGACATCATCGGCAGGTCAGGTAACTGGCTTTCGTGCTGGGCATATGGAGAAAGGGTTCACCGGAGCCCTAATAATTGACGATCCGGTCAAGCCAGATGATGCTTACTCGGAAGTCATGCGCGGCGGCGTAAACAACCGATACAACGAAACTATCGCATCACGCCTTGCTGTTGAATCAGTGCCAATCATCGTTATCATGCAGCGCATCCACTGGGATGACCTTAGCGGTTATCTGTTGCGAGGCGGTAGCGGTGAGAAGTGGCATCATCTAAACCTTCCTGTAATCATCGACAACAATGACCAGTATCCGGAAGATTACACTCACGGCATACCAATCGAACACGGATTGCCTGATGGGTGGCTGTGGCCTGTAAAGCACGGGCCAGAGCAAGAGGTTGCACTTAAGTCTCACCGACGAAAGTTCTGGGCGCAATACATGCAGAAGCCCATCAAGCGTGACGAGGAAACCGCGCTATGGCCTGAGAGGCTGATTACTAAGTGCCAGTCGGTTGAGGTTGGAGTGCCGACTCGAACGATAGTGGCAATTGACCCGGCAGCCAGCAACAGCAAGACCAGTGACGCGCACGGCATTGTGCTGGCAAGAAAGCACGATTGCGGAAAGTTCAGCCTGTGCAAAGACCGGACTCGACACGGAAGCCCGAGCGAGTGGGCCAAGGCTGCAATATCGCTTTATGATGACTCCAATGCTGACGCCATCGTCATTGGGACGAACCAAGGCGGCGACATGTGCGAGGATACTCTACGCAACGCCGGATTCAATGGCCGCATCATCAGAGTTCACGCAAGCAAGGGCAAGGTGATTCGAGCCGAACCGGTTGTTGCGCTGTACGAGCAGGGAATGGTGAGACATGAGACTGGATTGCACGACCTGGAGGAGGAAATGATGGACTTCGACCCCGTTACAGGGCTTGCTGGCGGTAAGTCTCCGAACCGTGTTGATGCTGCTGTGTGGGCATTGACTGGGCTTGCCGACCTAAGCACATCACAACCCATGCTATTCATGCCGTCTAGGTACAGATAACAAAAAGGCCCGTTAGGGCCTTATTGTTTTGGTGTTGGAAGTGGCATCCAGTGTGTTGGCTCGTCATCTTCACAGAATCCGCCATCATATGAGCACCACGAAGATCCAACATCAACCGTTGTTTTTCCAACGTAATTCCCATCGCAATCGTAGTGACTTTCTTCTTCCTGCCAGCTA